AAAATGTCTACAACCGTTTCAGAAGGCTCTGTTCCAATATCTCAAATCCCAACCTCAGTTCTCTTTGACTCATGGAGTAAATTTCCATAAAGAGAATGAGACTTGGGAGGAGAAGTTGGAATGGATCTACCGTATAGAAGGAGAGATTGCTATGATCCTTGATCAAAAGGAGAAGGAAGATCTTTGGCTTTCCGGTGATTACACCGCAGCCACTGATAACTTCCCTATGTCCGTGACTAATGCACTAATTGAGGGAATCCTCTCTCAAATCAGTCATGAGCCAACACGACGTTGGGTTCGATATGAGGTTTCCCCCCACCAGATATTATATCCTGGTGAGATGGAACCTTTCGAACAAACGTCTGGACAACTTATGGGAAGTCTTCTTTCCTTTCCTTTACTATGTTTCTTAAATGATTTCATAGTAAGTCGATCTGGATTCAAGCAGGGGAAATATTTGATTAATGGTGATGATGTCGTTGCCTTGGGACCGCCATCGGCGATCCACACTTGGAAGGAGAATGCTCCACAGGTTGGTTTAGACCTTTCAATCGGTAAGAACTTCATCGACCCGGAATTCTGCTGTGTGAATTCACAGTTATTCTGGGACGGTAAGGTTCAACATACCGGAAAGGTCTCTACCCAAACACGTTATGGGAAAACTCTTTCTCGTTGTTTTCAGGAATCCCAGTTCTATTACGGGATATCTGATGAACTGACGAGAGAGTTTATACGGCGGAATATTCATGAATTAAGGAATACTCCCCGCTCCCTAGACGTGCCGGCCACTCATGGTGGACTTGCTTTAGCATTTTCCAATAAACCAGGTGTAGACCTTACGCTAGCCAAGAAGGTTTACCTTGCGGACTATTTACGGCCGTACTTAAAATCCTATCCAGTTCCTGGATTTGATTATATACGGGCGTTGAATGTTCCCATGGGTTTCTTCGATGACCAGCTTTGGTCTCTCGGTGGAGGAGATGACTTTTCTAATTCTGTTATGGAATTAATTTCAGGACTTGATATAGATCCGAAGGATCCTGTTGAGTCTGAAATGAGTCATTCTTCACTCCAGAAAGTCACGCATCTTCTGAATGAGGATCACAATGAAGTGTATCAACTCTTATTGCAGAAGAAGCTTGTTGACTTTCCTATACTCCGTCACCAACGGAATCGAGTGGTCTTTGTTCAGAAAGGGAAAGTCGGTTTCATCAAACAACGCTGTATTCAATTAGCTCTTCAGATATTACTTGAAGAGGTGGTTGATACTTTTACTGACTACCTTGACCCCGATTTGGAGGTCTTAAAGATAGAGCAGGAAGCGCTAGATGATGAACTCCGGCTTTTGTTCGAGGAAGGAAAGAAGGATTCTTTCCTCCTTGATATCCCTGAACAAGACATAGACGATTGCTATATGCATCTGCTTCCAGGAATTGGGGAGAAGATCTGTGGGAAGATTGAAGTTCTTCCACATGATCGACTTCTCAATTACCTGGTTTCCGGGGAACTTATTGACAGTGAACGTAATGACCCGACTCCGAAAGATCAATGGGTGACTTTAAACCCTATTGATTCGGAATCGGAGAACATCGTTTCTCCTGTCGACAAGTTCTTTCAGACACGGAACCAATCCACTGATTGTTCCGTCCCGGCATCTCTGAGGGGTGAGTTGGCCGATAGTAAGGCCACCCCCACCCGGGTGGGATGTTAGACTTCTCACCAATTCGGTGTTTTTCTCTTGAGAGAAAGTGCCTTATAACTTTGATGTAACTTGTAGGAAGTATTGCATGCGGAAGTACCGAAGTTTCCGCTTCCTATTTGTTACTTCTTCGTTATAAGGTAACCTCTTTGGTAACAGTTTTATCCCTGTGGAAGTAGACTACGACTTAGCATCGTAGATAATGAAGGAGAGTAGGATCGTCCTACCATTCATTAACCCCACATATATCACTGATTACTAACCTCTTGTTAGAGAGGCTTGTATGAGAGAACATTGAATGTCTGACATTCTAGTTCAAAGGGAGAGTAGTGAGC